ATGTTACAAGAGATTTTGCATATCAACAATATATCGACAAATTCACGTTTGCGGTAGAGGATCTTGAAAACAGGACTAAGGCAATTATTAAGGCCTATCAAAAACTTAAAGAATGCTGTTAAAAACTCTTGACAATGTGTTATTAGGCTGATAATAATCTTAACAGAAAGGGGGAACAATGAAAACTATATTCATGATCTATGCAATTTTGTTTATGAAGGTCTCTTTAGTTAGAATCGAGACCGTTGACGGTGAATTGTTTTGGGCGGCACATGATATGCCTCAAGACGGATATGGAGGCCATAACGGTAAGTGGTCCGAGGCTACTACAGTGCGAGAGGCAGTGTGGAATTTATATCATCGTTAAGGAGGAAAGGGTAAGAACACATGAAAAAAAAATTAGAAAAAGAAACAACATTTTGTGATATTTGTGGAGAAGAACAGCGATATTGTTATGTTTGTTTGAATTGCAAGATGGATTTTTGCTATGAATGCGCTCGGAAGAAAGGGGTGTTATATAAAAGCAATGTTGTCTACAATTCCGGTTGTGGTGATGGTTTTTATTGCGAGAAATGTGATGCTGAACTTACAAAAACGAATGATATGCTTAACGGTGCATATCGTAAAATTCTATCATTACGAAATGAACACAAATCGTGGAACAAAGAATTTCAAAAGAGAGCTTATAATGCTGAAGCAGTTTTAGTCAAATTACGTGATATGAAAAAGGAGGTGATTGAATGAAATGGAAACCGATAGCAACAGCGCCAAAAGACAGAGCCATATTATTGTATACCAATGAGCGTGGAGTAGTTCGTGGACGTTGGGAATATGACAAATATGCAAAGAATCAACGGCCATATTGGTCTAATGATTTAGAACGGATTTTTGGGAAGCTTAGTTGTAGGGCAGACCAACCAACACACTGGATGCCACTACCAGAAGCGCCGTGTAATGAAAAAGGAGGTGATTGAATGAAGTGTGTATGTTTAAAGTGTGATCACAAATGGCTATCACGATGCGAATCGAAACCGTTATCTTGCCCAAATTGCAAGTCTTATACTTGGGCCGAACCTAAGAAAAAAAAGGAGAAGAAATGAAAGTAGGGATCGATATTTCAATTAATTTGTCAAAGATAGATAAGGCCAAGATATTTGAAGGGAAGAAGGGCAAATATCTTTTTTTCACTTCTTTTATCGACCTTGATTCCAAAGATGAATATGGGAAATCCGGATCAGTACAACAGAAGACTTCAAAAGAGGAGCGTGATAAAAAGTTAAAACCGCCCATTGTTGGTGACGTTAAGGTATTCTGGAGACAGGAAGAAGATTTGCCGAAACAGGAGGATTGCAAGCCACCGCAAACTCCAGATGATGATATACCGTTTTAGTTAGATTAATATAGTCTCTTGAAAGGAAAAAAATTAATGCGAAAAGTAATAGTGAGTGAATATAAAGCAAACGGCAGTAAATGGGAAAAAAAAGAAAAAGGTGTTGCTTCATTTCATTCTTTCGGCGTGAACTACGAACAATTTGAAGGCGGCCCAGGCCATTTTTCAACGGCGATTGTTGAATACCCAGATGGGCAAGTCGATAATGTTCCAGTAGAAATGATTCGGTTTATTGAGGATTTTTAATAGATAATGGAGGATGTGTGTGGGCGTTAATGACCATAACGAAAACGAAAGATTACTAAAGCCTTGTCCTTTTTGTGGAAATAAAGCATACCGGAAGATTGAAAACTCGATTTTGACAGTTGGTTGTGAATATTGTGGTATACAATTCCATAACCATGTCAGGTACGGGTGTGTTGCAGATGGTAAATGGGACACAAGGTCTTTAACACAACAAAATTAAAGGAGCAAACAATGCAAAAAGACAAATTTGGTTATGACACTATTACCGTTAAAGAATTAATTGATGAATTAAAGAAAATGCCTCCTGATGCATTAGTTTATCATGAGGGCTGTGATTGCGATGGTAACGCTGATGGTGTTTGGTTTAATGAAGAAGACAACACGGTGCTTATAACGAGATCGAATTAATCATAAAACCCAAAGAAAGGATACCTGTAATGGAACCAAAGATTTTAGAGTGCAGTTGTAGGCACGAATACCAAGATGAGCGATATGGAAAATGGAAACGTGTACACAACCCGACAGGAAGCCCAACGAAACTTACCGGGTATAGATGCACGGTGTGCGGACTTAAAAAATCAACGTGACGGGGGCGATATGACAGCGATGACACCAAAATACAAAATAAGCGTTACCCATTTCAGATTGCATCCGGAATTGTTGGATGAACTGTTAAAACATCTTGATGGTCATATTTACGGTTCCTATAGTGGCCTTCCATTACATGTAGATAATGAATTAGAGTCTATGAGAGAGGCAGTTTGCGGATGGCTCGAAAAATACGGTAAACATATCACATTAAGGAATGTATAATGAAGGCAGAATATGATTTAAATTATGTCCGGGCCAGGAACGCCCTAATTCCATTGGCTGAAGACTCGACAAATAAGAAAGTTGGGCCGCAAACTATGCAGAATATTCGTGAATGGAATCGGGAATATTTCAAAGAAATGGACCGTTTGGCAATCGCGAAAGGATTGATCACATGAACAAAGTACAGATTATGCTTGAAGTCGATGAGCTTCCTTTTGAGGTATTGTTCGAATACGAAAAAGGGAATGTTGCCACAAGACAACAACCTGAGTCTTGTCCTTATTTGGAGATAGTTTCCATCGGTATGGATAAAGCAACATATGCAAAGTTGGTTGAGATAGCAGAAGCTAAACTCTTGAAAATGAGGGGTGATAATGGGCTATCTGACACGATATGAATTGGAGGTATCGAATAACAAAAGCGGTATTGGGATTTTACAAGAATTCCGAGAAACTTTTGATTTATCTTATGCTATCGGTGAAGATGGGAATAGCCTCCAACCTGTAAAGTGGTACAAAAATGAAAAGAATCTATTAGAATTTTCATTAAAATATCCAGAAGCTATTTTTAAACTAGTTGGGTACGGCGAAGATAAAGACGATATTTGGGTAAAATATTTCAAGAATGGCGACATGGAATATTTTAATGCTCGAATAGTATTTCCTAAATGTACTTTACGATAGGGGGTGTGAATGGCTCAATATGTTTTCGTTCCTGGGAATGTTCCATCTATGAAGGATTACAAGATCGCCAGGCAGAAAGGTATGTATATGTCAAAACGTGTAAGACGATACTTATCGAGTCTGGGGGTTTCCAAATTCGGGAGGAACGGTGTTGTTGAGATGAAAACGATACCGCCTTTGTTTCGGGATCTTTTGTTCGATCTTGATTTTGTTGGTTCAGGACCGCTCAGAATCGGGTTCCATTTTGTGCGGAACTCAAGGCACAAGTTTGATTTTCACAATGCGGTTCACATCTTGTCTGACCTGATGGCCGCATACGGGTTTATACATGATGATTCATGCGATTATTTTGTGCCGTATCCTGTGCCGTTGAGCAGTATAAGAGATGGTATGTTCCATCTTTGTGCCGAAGAGGCTGGGTGTTATACCTACGATAAAGAAAACCCAGGCGTTTATATTATGATTTTTTGAAAGGATAAAGTTATGGAAAGAACAATTAAAATTAATGGGCATACTTACAAGCTTGTTTTGGTGTCAAACGATGGCACACACTGGGTACAAAAATACCACATTACGACATGTCCTCTTGGATATATCGCTGGAGAATACTGGTGCGATTGTGGTGAAATGAGCCATATTGGTTGCTGGAAATTCCTTAAGTCAATTCAGCCAGAAAAAATAAAGAAAAAGAGATATAGGCCGTACAATAACAAGGAGCTTGAGAAATTATATCAAAGTTCTACTAGGTTAACCAATACAGTGACACACGTATTTGGTGTTGTAACTGGTATGGATCTTAACGATCAGTTGTTATTTGTCGCCGGTGCTTGGGTTGTTACAGAGATCTTAATGCGAGATTGGGTTCATGAAGATGGGACTAAATGTTGCGTGGAGTTTGTTAATAACGATTAGGAGGATTAAAATTATGAAAAAAAGTATTCGAATTAATGGGTTGGATTGCCCACTTGTTATGGTTTCTGATGATGGGGCGCACTGGTATTATAAATATCATATTGCTAATTGTGCATTGGGATATATAGCAGGGGATTTACGTTTTGATGGGGACAACTTCCATAATGTTTCTATTTGGAGATTAATCAAGACGAACCCGCCAGAAAAACCAAAAAAAAAGAAATACAGACCGTACAATGACGAGGAGCTTGAAAGTGTGTTTGATATTGGCGGAAAGCTTATCTCTATTGCTGGCGATGGTGCTTGCCGTCCCATATCGTATCGTGACGGTTTTCTTTATTTGGTTAACAGATGGGTAGGCCGGAGGGAACTATTGGATTGTTTTTGTCACCGAGGTGGAAGGCCATGTGGCGTGGAGGTGGGCGATGACAATCCTTACGGCGTGGAGGTGGATAATGTTATTTGACCCGATACCTTGCGCCGATAAACAAGAGCAATGGGGCTTGTCAAAAAGAGGGGAGGATTTCTATGATTTCGCGTTAAGCACAGTTATTCCCCATATTGAACAATACACGATTCCACAATACGGCGATGCTCCGGACGACCCGGTTGAAGAGTGGACGGCTCAAGATTGTGTTAGGGCTATCGCTAAATATGCGGCCAGGTTCGGAAAAAACTCAAGAGATGGGCAAGATGGGCTTGATTTAATTAAGATTGCGCATTTTGCACAGTTGGCGTTTATAAAACTATGAAGGATTAACCCCCGGAAGCCTCTCATGGCGAAGCTCAAATTCCGACCTGAAGAAACAGGTATCGCCGGAATGATCAGCCGGAGTGGGGGGTTCTTAAATTGAGTCACTATGGTCAAATCGGCGGTAATGCAGTGCAGGGGCTTTAGCGATAGGCCGAACGTCCGGAAGTTCGCTCATCACTGAACCATAGTTAATCAAAAAGGATGATATACAATGAACCAAGAAACACGATCTAAATACGCCGATTATATAGCGGCAGGATGGCGGTATGCCATGGAAGAAACAGGCCTAAAAGAATGGCCTTCTGGAACTATCATTATCGCTAAAAGTTATTCAATACTAGCTGAAATTGATGAAATTATCGGGATAAAAATATTTGCCTGTGATATCCAAAGTCCGTTTGATTTTTTTGTTGCGTTTCCTTCCGAATTTCAAGAGTCGTATAAATTGCAGGATGCGTTTATGGAATATCTTACGTTTGATGATTTGAAACTCTAATTGATGTTGAGGGGGTATTTTGGAAGAGGAACAAACAAAACGGAGGCCGCTTGAGAATGAGCGTCTTGTGTGCCCTGTGTGCGGAAGAACGGCGGCGTATGTGGCTCATATTGTGCAGTCTGGGACTATATACTCATGGTTGTTTAATTGCCGTTGCATTAGAAACGTTAACTTTGAGCCCGATCATGTTTATGAGACGAGATATTTAAAGTATTGAGGTGATTACGATGACAGAAGAACAAACCAAAAGACATCCGTTCGATTATGAACGGCCTTATTGTCCTGTATGTGATATGGGATTAATTTACGTAGCACATCAAACCTATTCGGAAACGGTGTATGGTTGGAGTTTCGATTGTGATTGTGTGCAGACGGAAGATTTTTTACCGGATATTATTCGGGATTATTGAGATTGACGGTGGCGCTAAATGATTTGGGTAGCAGCATTATTTGTACAACATTCTGGATGCTATACTGGACTTTACAGGGTTGAAGCGTGGACGGAAGAACGTGACGCAAGGCGATATGATGGGCCTTGGCCGGTTGTTGCGCATCCTCCTTGCCAACTATGGGGGCCAATGGCTAATGTTAACTATGCCAGATGGGGCGGAGAACATAACAGGCCCGGAAACGATGGTGGGTGTTTTAAATCAGCTCTTGAAAGTGTGAATATGTGCGGTGGAGTGCTTGAACATCCAGCTAAAAGTAGAGCGTGGGCGGAGTATGGGCTTAAAAAACCATTAGGCATAGGGTGGAGCGCCAGTAGTGACGGTTGGGTGTGTGAGGTGTGGCAATCAGCCTATGGCCATAGAGCGAATAAAGCGACATGGTTATATTATAAAGGGGAGGCGAAACCATTCGATCTTATATGGGATAGACTAAAAGGTACGCACCAAGTAGGGTTTCAAGACAAACGTGGGAAACATAAAAACAAACCGACGCTAACCAAAAAAGAGGCGAATGCAACGCCTATTCCTTTCAGGGACGTCCTCATACAACTTGCGAGGTATTCAACAGGGTTTGGTTGAAAGTCGGATGACAAATTCAAACTTTTGGAATTTCAAAATCCAGATTTAAAACGGGTTAAATTGAGATGGTTTAGATTTGGTAGAAAAAAACCGAAAACGGTTTTCAGAGATTAGGATACCCTCCCCACGATTGGGGAGGGCCTAAGAAAGGAAAAAAACAATGGATTTAAGGGGAGTGTATCCAAAAGAAGTTGTTTAGTAAATAGGAGGTTGCCCCCCCTGTTGCCCCCCAGGGTTATCGATTTTTTTGAGCAGTAGCGCAAGCCCGGCGTCGATGGCGGCTTGATATGATTTGATTTTACCGTCTGCTTTGAGGTGGGTGAGGCGTGCCCATGCTTTTTTATCCATGCGATAAAGGATGCTTCGGATGTCGTTTTCAGATTTTTTGATCATGGTTTTGTATCCTTTTGTTTGTGATAGGATATATCCTGTTTGGCGGGGGATATATCTGTTTTAAGATTAAAGTGCTATAACCGCTTTTTGGCCCATGTTTTGCATAGTAGCCCCAAAAAATAAAAAAGGCCGAAGAGGTTTTATCCCCTACGGCCCTTGCTTTGATTTTTTAGATCGGTGCGATGGCTTAGATTTTTTTAAATATGCAATCGCCCCCATGTGTACATAAATAATGCTCGACCAATTCTTTTTTGGTCCTGTATGGGCTTGAGGTCACTACGTATCCTCCGGATGGATATTTGTTTGTTGGCGATTGTAGGCAGACCCAACCTTCGTTGGTTTTGCGGATGTAGATTATTTCTTTCATTTTTTTCATTCCTTTGTTTTGATGTTTAGTATTTTAGCGATCTTGATGATCACTTGATCGTCAGATTTACGCAAAAGATCTTCAATCCTTCGCCTCAATTTTTTGATGTCCATCATTCCACCTCCTTTTTATTTTTGGCCAACAAATCCGGCACTTTCAGCCAAGGCCTTAAGATCTCCCCTAAAGTCAGGGGCAATTTTTTGGAGGTAGCGTCCCGGTTTTCTATTACCGGGGATTATAAGTTTTATATCGTAAAACTCTTTCATGTATTATACGCTCCTTGCCTTTTCTTTGCCGGACGTGAGCCCGGCGGTGGTTTTGGTTATCAGATGCCGTACTCGGCCACTATCTTTGCGAGTGTGCTATCATCTACGATACCGTATATCGTGTTGACACCATACTCTTCAAACTTTGATCCGATCGCCTCTAAAAAGTCCTCATCATACAGTACCACCTCAGCATCGGAGGGGATCTCCGATACATATACGCCGTGTGACGTATCAGCTGCTAACATTGATGATTTTCTATCTTTTGATTCTTCCGTGTAGTTCATGTGCTACTCCTTTTTTTGTTGGTTAACGTTTAATTTTGCCTATATATAGAGCAAGCCCCGTACCAATGATATAAAAATATATAATTATTTTATAACATGTTGGAATATATGCGTAAAGTAACTGTTAAATATTGTTTAAGAGTTGGCATTGTTTTTAATTTGGTGACAAAATTTGTCAATGATGTTGGAGTTTTGAGGTGTTTTTGTGGTGTAAAGTGTTGATTGTATTGGGTTTGCCGTGATTTGTAACCGAGTGACAGATTTTGGCAAGGATATTGGCGGTATGGCTATATATAATATGGTATCAAAATGGCGGTTTGGGCTTTAAGGTTTGACATGGTGTATGATTTTGTATACACTTCGTGTATAATATGTGCATAAAAGTATACACTTTGAGGGGGACTGTATGAAAAAGGATACACAGAAGAAAAGGCCAGTAGGGCGACCGGCATACAGACACCCCGGCGGCAGGCCTCCCTCTATAGATGCTGATGTGCTCCGTAAACTTGAGGAGGCTTTTCTGCTGGGATGCACAGACCTTGAGGCGTGTTTAGCCGCTGGCATATCAAAAACCACGTTATACAAGTATCAGGATGAAAATCCGGATTTTGCGGAGAGAAAGGCAGAGCTGAAGGAAAACCCTGTTTACATAGCGAGACAGAGCGTTCTGAAAGGGATCGTTGATGACTCCAAACTTGCATTCGATTATTTGAAACACAAAAAGAGTGATGAATTTTCTGATAAGAAAAAGGTGGAGCTATCCACTCCTCCAGATAAACCGCTTGAATTCGTTTTTAAAGTGATCAGTGATCATCCAGATAATGAGGAGTCAGATTGAAGATCACACTACCCGGCAAAAAGTTTGAGCATCTGGTGTCCAAAAGTAGACGATACAAGGTTTATTACGGAGGACGTGGTTCAGGTAAAAGCCAGACGTTCACAGACGCGCTGATAGCTCAAGTAGCGCAGTACGGGCGGCGCGTGGGTTGCTTCCGGGAATATCAAAACTCTATCGATGATTCAGTGTATTCACTGTTCATCTCAGAAATCAACCGTTTGCAAGTTCCTGGATTTATCATAAGGCAAACAGAGATCGACCATGTGAACGGTGGTTCGATAAGATTCAAGGGGTTAGCTCGAAACGTTGAATCATTAAAATCCATGCATGATTTTGATATCTTTTGGATCGAAGAGGGCCAGACGGTTAGTGCTGAGAGCCTGAGAGTGATCAAGCCTACTTTGCGTAAGCCCCTATCAGAGCTATGGGTAACCCTTAACCCCGTGTCCCGCCAAGACGCCGCCGCGATAGAAATGATTCTACCGCACGAACACCTCATGCGTGATGGAGTATATGATAACGAGCAAGATGGTACGCTGATAGCGAAGGTAAACCATAGTGATAATAAGCTTTTCCCCCATGTGCTTGAGCAAGAGCGCCTGAGGGACTACAAAACACTCCCCCGCTCTCTATACGATCACATATGGGAGGGGGCTTTTTACGACGAGGTGGACGGGTCGATCATCAAGGCAGAATGGTTTGATGCTGCCATTGATGCACATATCAAGCTCGGTTTTGAGCCTAAAGGTGCGGTAGTCGTGAGCCATGATCCATCTGATAGCGGAGATGCTAAGGGGCTTGTCATGCGGCATGGAGTAGTAGTCCTGGATGCACAAGAGAGTAAGCTCGGGACTGTCAACGATGGCGGCGATTGGGCGATAAACTACACAATAGACCACAACGCAGACCATTTTATATGGGACTGTGACGGCATGGGTGTAGCCCTCCAAAGGCAGATAGGCGACGCCTTTAATGGCCGTAAGATAACGGCCCACATGTACCGAGGTAGTGGCGCAGTAGACAAGCCTGGGGAACGGTATCAAAACCCGGATAACACGGGCAAGAGCAAGACCAACCGAGACACTTTTAAAAACAGGCGGTCACAGCGCTATTGGGAGCTAAGGGACCGCTTTTACAAGACATATCAAGCCATAGAGCTTAAAAAGTACATCGACCCAGATGACCTAATCAGCATATCATCAAAGATCAAGAGTATCGACCTGCTAAGGTCTGAGGTGTGCCGTATCCCTTTGAAAACAAACTCTTTAGGCCTGATACAAATCATGAGCAAAGACGATATGAGACGCATAAAGATTAAGAGCCCAAACATGGCGGATGCCTTAAAACAATCGTTCGATGTGCCTGTTATGCAAAACATGTACCAGCACAAACACAATGAGATGGAGTATGCGTCTTTATGGTAAAAACCCATTCCGAGATGATAGAGATGACGGTGGATGCGCAAGCCTATGTGCAGGATGGGCGCGATAAAGCGAGGGAGCGTGAGGCCTTTGTGTCTGTACGTGGTGGCCAATGGGAGTCGAGCGTTTGGGCCAGGCTTGTCAACCGCCCCCGATACCAGATCGATCTAATCACGCCGATCATCCGCCAGATATGCGGTGATATAAGCAGGAGCGATTTTGAGATAGGAGTTTTGCCAACATCAAGCGATGCATCAAAGAAAACAGCGGCAACGTATGAGGGGGTCTTGAGGCACATTGCCAATATAAGCCGATCCAAATACGTCTACAATTCCGCAGCGCGGGACATGGTAACGTCTGGTATAGGAGGATGGCGGATCTCTAACCGGTACTTATCCGGCAACCACTTTGACCAAGACCTTCTGATAGATTACATCCACGATTTCAAGGATACCGTTTTTTTTGATACTGGCGCGCGCCTCCAGACTCATGAGGATGCTGAGTGGGTTATCGTTTTAAAAGCATTAACAAAAGCCCAATTTGAAAAACAATTCCCAAAAGCAAAAGGCCAACAGGGCATCTCCGAGCAATGGCTCACCAACGACGCATGGTTCAAAGACGGCATGGTCGTTGGCGAATATCTCTGTAAAAAGACCAAAAAAAGAGATTTAATCCTTTTATCTAACGGGATGATCTTTGAGGATACGGACGATTACCGATCTATCATTGATGAATACATGGCCGCAGGAATCAAGGAGACCGACCGCAGAACCAAGGACATAACGACCGTTTACAGGCGCTATTACAGCGGCGATGATTGGCTTGACGATTCAACCGAGACTTTGTTCGACATGCTTCCGGTCGTGCCTCTTTACGGTAACTATTCGATAATCGGTAATGAAATCAACTACTTCGGAGAGCCCGAGAAGCTAATCGATCCTCAGAGAGTCATGAACTACACCTTTTCAAGGCTGGTCGAGGATACTTCTCTAAAACCAAAGTCAAAAGTCTGGATGACACGCGAGCAAGCATCCGGAAATGAGGCCGACTATCGAACACTCAACGTCGACAACAAGCCAGTGGCCTTTTACAATCATATTGACGGCCAGATACCGCCCGACTATCGGCAGCCATCACCGCCTGACCCTACTTTGATAGCGATCATGGGCGCAGCATCGGACTACATCAACCAAGTTGCCGGTCGTTTTGCTGCCAACATGGGGGATAATCCGGGCCTGCAATCTGGAGTTGCCATTGACCATCAAATCAGCCAGGGCAACAACAGCTCATCAACCTATTTTGAGTCGCTATCTTTGGCCATAACCCATACGGCCAAGATCCTAATCAACGCCATACCCAAAAACTACGGCGACCGACAGTCAGTCAGGATCGTTGGAGAGGATGGCACGGCGGATTTCGCAAAACTCAGGGAAGCCACAATAGACCGTCAAACCGGCCGGGTGATCGAACTCAATGACCTGTCAAAAGGCGTTTATGATGTCGTGGTGGCAGTCGGACCCGGCTATCAAAATAAACAGCAGGAGACCGTTGAGAACATCATAGAGATCGCCAAAGTAGATCCTTCTATCCTGCAAATTGGATCCGATGTCCTCCTGCAAAACATCAACGCTCCCGGATTAAAGCAGATCTCAGAGAGGAAGCGCCGCCAGATGGTCATGGCTGGCGTGATACCAGAAGAGCAGCTATCCGAAGAGGAAAAAGCCCTATTACAGCAGCAACAGCAGCAGGGCCAACAGCAAACCTCCCCAATGGATCAGCTTGCACTTGCAACGGCACAGGCTGAAATTGAAAAGGCCCAGGCACAAACGGCTGATATTATCTCAAAGGTGGAAGAACGCTCAAAGAAAAGCGAACTTGAGAACAGGAAGCTTGCTCTACAGGCTGAATCAATGGCTATCAGCATGCAAGAGAGCCAAAGGAAGGCACAACTTGAGATGCAAACGACCATAGACGGCCACTATAAGACCATAGCTGAGACAATGAAAATAATTAAGGATGCAATTGGCGCGGATGCGATCATGCACCCGGCAGCCATCGCAGCATACGAGAAGAACGCAGTAGATCTAAACAAGTAGTAAACCTGTACGTGACAGAATCACGGGAAGCAGGGTACGTGAACCCTTATCAAACACGGGATTGGACAAGGTGTAGTAAATGGAACAAGAACAAATTGAGCAAAATGAACAAGTAGCAAATGTAGTATTTGAAGGTGAAGAGCAAAAAAAGCCGGAGACCAACGAGGAACCATCTAAAAGTGATCCGACTGAACAGGAACCGGGTGGAACCCAGCCTGAACAGAAGCCAAAAGATGAAACCACGATCAATCAGGAGGCCGTCAACAGAGCGATAAACAAGCAGCACGCAAAGTTTAAAGCAGCTGAAGAAGAGCGCCTTAGATTGCAAGCGGAACTTGACGCTATCAGGGGCAAGGTGGAGTCTATACAGCCTATTCCGGACATGCCTGACCCGTTTGATGACGATTTCCAGGCGAAACTAAAGGCTCGTGACGCTGTTTTACAAGCAAACGCCCGTAAGATGTACGAGGCGGACATTGCTAAACGCTCCGAAGAAGAAAAACAGCGTGAATATGTCGCCGCCAGACATCGAGAGCTGAACGAGGCAACCACAAAGTATCAAGACACGGCCAAACAAGGCGGAATAGACCAGGCCAACTTGAATCTTTATGAGATGGTTTTCGCGGCCGCCAACCCTTCACCGGATCTTGCTGATTTCATTTTGAAACATAAGTCTGGGCCATTTATCATTGAACACCTTGGAAAAAATCTTGAGGAATTGGATAAAATAGTGGGCATGTCGCCCACGCATGCAGCCGCTTACATAGCGGAATCGGTAGCGCCAAAAATGGGCGCTAAAGTAAAAACAAAATACGCCACAACGGGGGATCTACAGGGTTCAGGAAGCCCCAGTAATGAAGACCCCGTATTGAAAGGCGTGAAATTCGAATAGGAGTTTTAAAAAATGGCTAATAATTTTACCAGCAACGTCGAAAAGAAAATTGCAAAAGGGTTCGCCGCAGCTTTTGAGAAAGAACGTGTCCTCTCTCGCACCGTGAATACGAGTGTCGTTGAAGGCTTGTTTAGCCCTTCATCCGGGGCAACAGCTTACGTCAAGAGACCGCACCAGTACACGTCCCTGAGTACCGCCGCCGGTGATATCAGCGGTGAGACCAAAGGATCAATTATCAGCGGTCTTGCGCCTGTTACGGTTCAGAACTATATCACCGTTCCGCTTGAATGGTCGGAATATTACGAATCGTTGTACATGGATGATATGGAGACGATACTGAGACCGGCAGCCAGGCAGCTTGTTATCGACCTTGAAACCAAATTGAATGAGTTCATGGTCAAAAACCTTGGCCTGACTTACGGAACGCTTGGAACTCTGGTTGACGCTTGGTCGGATGTCGCCGGATGCGGCGCTATGCTGGATTCTTTGGGTGTGCCTTCTGGTGATCGATATTATATCGCCAACCCGTTTGTTCAAACACTCTTGGCTTCAGCTTTGCAGGGTGTGTCTAATCCTTCCAGCTCCAAAGTTGATACCGCCTTTGAAGAGGCAAAGTTTGGTAAGAAAATCAGCGGATTGCAGCCCATGACGGCAAGCTCTCTTTATTCATGGACTAACGGTGCTTGTGCGGATCTCGCGGGAGCATTGAGTGCAAACCCGGATGTAACATACGTCACCGCAAAAGACACCATGACTCAGACGCTTGCGCTCAAGAGCCTGTCAGCAGCCGGTGTAATCACGGCAGGGTCCACCATTGAGTACACAGCAATTTATCATGTCAATCCGAGAACAGGACTCCCGATTCGTGGTGTGTCTGGTGCTCTTGTCCCCTTCCGACAGACCGTTGTCACTGGTGTTACCCTTGATGGTTCAGGAACCGGGTCAATCACTGTTACCCCTGCGGCAATCTATGAATCAGGGGGGGCTTACAATAACGTTTCGGCCGCACCTGTAGCAGACACAGTCGTGACTGTCCTTGGAGCTACCGCAACGGCGTATCAGCCTTCCTTATTCTATCACAAGGATGCCATTGCGCTCGCAACGATCAAACTTCAGAAGCTTGACGCTACCAACTCTGTATTTACCACGGCGGATGGCATGTCTGTGAGGGTGTGCAAGTATTCGGATGGTGATAAGAACATCCAGAAGATCAGGTTTGATATTCTCCCGGCATTCGGTGTTCTGAACCCGATGTTCGGCGGTAAATCGTTCGGCCTTTAAACTAACGGCGCTACCTCTTACATGGGGTAGCGCCTAACCAAAAGGAATTTTATGAGTACTCTTTATTTCAAAGACAAAAAAATCTCATGCGATGATATCCATGATGATTTCTTTATCGCCAAAGGCGCAACACGAGAAATCCAGGATCTTCCGAATTTCGTTCAGGCCAAAAACCTTATCGGCTTTTATTTTAAACGAGACGATACGGTGATCCGGGTCTTGGGCGACATAGCCGGGGCGACTGAGTTTTATGAAGTCGGCGCTTCACGGAATTTTGACGCACCAAAATTTAACGAACCGTCTCCTGAAAAGGTTAAAAGATGGCAGAAACAGCGCGAGAAATAATCTATGACGCACTGAGGTTTATCCTTGTAACAGGCGACGAAGAACCAGTACAAGCGGTTGACTTGAATCGTGGTATCAGGCTCCTTAACCGTATGATGGCGGCCTTTGAAGCTGAAGGGATAGACCTAAGTTATGTCGCAGTCACAGCCGGGACCGATGAGGTTGACGTTGACGACGGGGCCTATGAGGGCATAATCGCCAATTTAGCTCTCCGAATGTGGCCATATTATTACAAGGGAGATCCTAACCAGATCGTTGTTTTGCATGCGGCAAAGGGCAAGAAGGATCTTTACATGATAGCGGTTGAGGTTGAGGAGATGGATTTCCCTGACTCCTTGCCTATCGGGTCTGGAAACGAGAACCAGGCCGGAATATACGATGATCCATTTTTTGAACAGGAATATCCAGTTTAATGGCGATCAAACTCCAAATAGCGAATGGGTTCTATAAGTCAAAAAGCCTCCCACTATCGCACCAAGAATGTGTCAACTTTTATCCTTCCATACCGGAAGTTCAAGGCACGTTGGCGGAGGCGATGTTATTCGGAACACCTGGTATCTATTCGGTGGCCTCAAGTGTGAACCCAAGAGAGATCAACCGGGGCGCACATGCCATGGATGGAATACCGTATTTTGTCAACGGCGGGTATCTGTATTCGTTGGATTCGGCCTATACGGTGACACAAATAGGCGCTATATCTGGAACGGGCCGGGTGTCGATGGCAGACAACGGAACACAACTCATGATCTTAGTTCCGGGTGGGACGGGGTATATTTACACGGTTGCCGGTGGCCTTTCAACGATATCTGACGGAGACTTTAGCGCAAGCGGGAACCCGTTGCATGTTGTTTTCATTGACGGGTATTTTGCAGCCACGACCGATGAGAAAAAATGGATTATATCGGCCCTTAATGACGGAACATCATGGAACGCCTTAGATTTTGGTAGCGCCGAGAGCGATCCAGACGGAGCGGTCGCCCCGGTTGTAGCGCAAAACATGGCTTTCATAGCCGGTTCAAGGACGACGGAAGGTTATCAGAACGTTGGTGGTGTCGGTTTTCCCTTCCAGAGATCAGGCGTTTTTCTTGACAAGGGATGTTTTGCGCCTTTCTCGATTGTGAATTCCGGTGGAACGTTTGCGATGGTGGGCGGCGGCAAGAATGAAAGCCCCGCCATATGGTTATATTCTGGCAACAATTTCAAAAAGATATCTCACACAGCCATTGACGCTTATTTGTCGTCATTATCGGCGGATGTGATTTATGGTTCGTTCGGGTTCTCTTATGCAAGCGGCGGCGGTTATTTTATAGGCTTCACTTTCGAGGGCGCCACAACTTTCGTTTACGATCTCTCTTCTGGTGCATGGCACGAGCGAAGGAGCCGGGTTGAGGAGGTTGATAGCAGGTGGCGGGTGAACTCCATAGTTGAGGCATACGGCAAAACTCTGGTTGGTGATAGTTATGACGGCCGGATAGGAATTCTTGACGAGGACGTTTATGGTGAGTACGGCGGAGACATCATTAGAACTTTCACGACACAGGTTTTTGACGATGCTGGCGATCCGTTTGCACTAAGTAAGGTTGAACTAACGGTTGAATCTGGTGTTGGCAATGCTACTGTCCCAAATCCAACTATGGCGATGTCATGCTCACGAGACGGAAAAACATTTAATTATGAGCGTGTCAGGAGCATAGGGGCCATTGGTGAATATGACCGCTTGGGAATATGGAGAGGTGTCGGAAGGTTCCCAAGATTCGGGTATTTGAGATTCAGATTATCGGGCCAATTTAAACCAGTTGTCATAAAAGTGGAGGTTGAATGAACACAGGAATTCCCAATTACGATCCTTCACGTTACTCCGTTGATACAGACGGAACATTCACTTTGTATTTTCAATGGGTTATCCGCAACCTGATAAACGGCCTGAATGATTTAAAATACACAAAAGAAATTGTTGAATCATTGGCGGATGGTGCAACAACCCAACTTGAACCGGGTTATGCTGGTTATGGAGAAGCAATGATTGGCGACAACCAAGAATGGCTAACCTTCAGGTTCACTAAGACCGGAGTTGTTACAATTGTAGCACAGTCGACAAACGTCGCAAACTCAGATTCAGGGTCGAACCTGTGTGTTTATGATGGAGGTTCAGGGGTCACAATAAAGAACAGATTAGGGAGCACGCTGGTTTTAAGGTGTTCCGTCAAATATAGCCCGGCATAAGGAGTTTTAATATGGCGATGACAGAAGCAGAAAAGATGGAAAAAGCAAGAATCCGTCAAGCATACATGGACGATTTGCAAGCAAAGGCCAAGGCGCTTGGTATCGCACCAGGGGCCGCACCTGGAACAATATTAAACGCATATGCTGCGGCGGCACAGGCACAAGGGCTTGATCCTAACGGGGCGTATAACCCTCAAGCGATAGCGCCACAACAGCAAAACGGCGTTGACCCAACGAGGAACGTTCAGCCTGTTCAGCAGCAATACATGCCTACTCCTCAGAAGCCGGGTGACTTGCCCAACAAACAAGTTGTTAGATCGGGTGGTCAGCCACAAGGTCAACCTACTGATTTAGCCCAATATGCCTTGAACGACATTATGGGCAACATTGGATGGGGGTCTGGGAATAACATCAACGGGAATATTCCTGAAGGCCAAACCCCACAACAGTATTTAGTAGGGCAAGCGACGGACGATTTGGGCTTTGGGGGATCAAACATATTTTCGGGGGCCGGTGATATTTGGGACGCAGTTTCAGGGCAGGCCGCAAAAGACGCAGCTAAGAAAGTAGTCGGAGCAATCGGCAAAGCCGGTGAAATCTCCAAAGAAGCAGCCGAGCAAGCCAGAAACGACATCTGGAATGATTACGGTGAAGCCTTCAAAATGTATGCCGGGTTGATGGGCGAATCCCAAACAGCATTAGGCCAGGGCGCACAGGATGTCAGAAACACCCTTTGGAATACCGGGACCATGCTCAGTGGCATGATGGACAAAGGCGAGGCAGCCGCACAACAGGCTCTTCAAACTGGTAGCAATGACGCACTTGCGACATATGGCAGAGCGTATCAAGTTGGAGAGGATGCGCTAAAGGGTGGCGGGGCCAATGCGGTCGACACATACGGAAGGGCCTATGATGTAGGGGCAAACGCTCTAAGGGATAGCGCTCAAGGATCGATAGGGGATTACCAGAACGCTTTCCAGTACGGAGAAGGGGCCGTCCAACAGGCCGGAAGCGACGCTTATAATACGGTGAGAGGCTACGGAGCGGATGCCATAGGAGCAGCGAACGCCGGTATGGGTCAGGCCAGGGGCGACATCGTTGGAGGTTTACAGGCTACCAGGGACACGTTAAACAACAATTACGGAGCGGCGAACGCTACTTTACAAAGCGGTCTTGCAGATGTGGCAAGATTAACAGACCCGACAAGAGCTTTAAACCGGATCGACCAAGGGGTTGCCGGTGCAGTCGGAGAGCTTGACACTTACTCGAATCTTGGCGACCAGGCCGCAATGAGGGAAGCTGCAATGTCTGGCGCTCTTGGTCAGGCAGCACAGCAAAGAGCTTTTTCTGAATTCACGGAAAGCCCAGGGCAGAAATTCCTCAGAGAACGTCAAGAACAATCATTGCTTAGGAATTCAGCAGCGACAGGCGGTCTTGGCGGCGGGAATGTGCGTACCGCCTTACAAGAACAAGCCTATGGGATTGCAGCCCAACAGCAACAACAGCAGATCGAAAATTTGCGGTCAATCGCAGGGGTCGGCGCTAATGCCTCAAACGCTCAGGGCAATTACAAAATGGCCGGGGGAACGGCGGGGGCGGATGTCATAACCCAAAATCAGATGGCCGCTTTAAATGCCAACGTTGGGTACAGAAACGCCATAGCCGGGAACCAGACAAATCTTGGCCAGACGATGGCCGGTTACGAGAATAACGCCGGTAATTCACTATCAAATCTATCGGCCCAAATGGGCATGAACGAGTCCCAATTGAGGGCCATGCTTGGCCTGGAGTTGGGGAACATATCACAGCAAACAGGTAACACCCTTGCGGGGTTGTCGGCCAATACCGCCCAAAATATCGCCGGTGTTAGACAGGGTTACGGATCAACTTTGGCCGGATTGGCAGCACAGGCAGGGCAGGGGGTAGCGGGAGCACAACAGGCGACAGGGAACGCAATAGCCGGGTTATCTTCACAAGCCGGTCAGGATGTGGCAGGGTTGCAGCAATCAACCGGGTTGAATCTTGGGTCTCTTCTCTCACAGTATATGCAGAATCGGGCCGGTATTGGGCTTGATCTTGGTAAGACGGCAGCCGGAGCCTATGATACATATTCAACCAACCTATCAAATCTTTTGTCGGGTTCAGCGAATAACTTGGCGAATCTTGCGGTGGGTCGTGGTACGGCTCTTGGCAATATCAACTTGCAATCAGGAAACACTCTGGCGAATTTGGCGGTTCAGGCTGGTAACGCACAGGCCGCTGGTATACAAGGTCAAGCTAATGCTATTAATAATTTGATGGGACAAGGTCTTGGGATACTTGGTGCTAAATGGGTTCTTTAATAGAGGGTTATTAATATGGGTATATTAGAAATGATCGCTCAGGGTTCGGCCCCTGATATTCTTGGGAACGTTCAAAAAGGGGTTGGTATCAGCCGTGATGTGATGGCTATGAGAGCATACCAGCAAGAGCAGGAACAGGCGGCAAACTCGCAGAAAGCTTGGGGCTCTGGAATGAACAACCTTAAGGCGGCGGCAACCGGCGGTGGTGACATCATGCCACCATTGATGGAGCTTTACGCCCAGGATCCTGAGAAGGCTAAATTGATTCAGGATGCCATTTTGAGCTCAAATAAAGAGCGTGTGAAGAAATTTGCACAAACATTGGCAGCCGCCGGGCCGCTTGCGTTTGATAATCCCAAAAAGGCTAAAGAGATAATCAAACAAGCTATGGGGCAACTCAACCCACAACAGGATGCGCCTTTTTATGCAGGCGGAGAGAGCCTTTTAGCAAAGAAGGACGGCCCTGAGTTCCAAGAGGGCATGTTGACTTCACTTGATGTATTATCAAAATTCGGTTTTTTACAAGTTGAGAAATCACTGTCTGACATTTCCGCAGAACTTGACCTAAAAAAACGCGATACATCAACAAAAGAGAAAAATGCAACTACAGCGGCCCAAAGAGCAGAAGACGCAAAGAAGATAGCATATGACAGGATGGCGGTAGACAAACAGAATACAATGATGCGTGTAGGCGTCAGCCAGGACGCAAACAACATAGCCCTAAAGAAATTGGAGTGGGAAAAACTTAATGCTCAAAACCAGGCCGAACAAGGCAAAATACCAAAGGATTACAGAAAAACAGAAGATGGCGGTGTTGAACCTATACCAGGAAGTCCGGCAGATCTTGAGCAAGAAAAAGTCATGAACCAGAAGCAAGCCGCCTATGATGCTTTAACATCCAAATATGAACGAATCGGAGCGTCAGTCAAAAAGTTGGTAGGCGACGAAAAGACTGGTAAAGAGCCATTAATAAATAAAGGGACTACAGGCAGAATCGGTACAATAAGGGGGTGGACAGGAAGCCCTGAGATTGCAGATATAAAATCCGCTGTTAAGACTTTGAAATCTGGTCTTGGTTTCGACCAATTAGGCAACCTTGCGGCGCAAGGTATTAAGATGGGCAACCTGAGTATTCCAGAAGTCGAGGCTTTACAGTCTAACGTTGCTGATTTGACCCTTGAGGGAAGCCCGAAAGCTTTAATCGAAAAGTTGGGTATCATTATGACCGAATACGACCGGTTAGTTAATGCTGCAAAAAAAGACATGGTATCATCCAAAGGGTCGCGCGACAAACGTTTATACTATGGCGGAAGCGGGGAACGAAAATGATATATGCTCACCTTGAAGACGGTCGAGAGATACCGTTCCCGGACGGAACAGACGAGGGAGTGATAGACGCTAAGGTTAAGGAGATCCTTAAGGCAGGACCGCCGCCCCAGCCTCAGAAAGAAGAGACATCCATTGGCCCATACAAAGAGCTTGCTCAAGAAACAGCATCCGGGTTTGGAGGGCTTTTAAAAACAGGGGCTATCCAGACTGGTGAAGGCATAACGGCAATGGCCCGTGGTGTAGGTTTGGTCGACCCGGCTGATGAATCAGAAAAAAGGTCTATGGCTGCGCTGGAAGCAGAGAGGCCCTATACATCTTTTGCCGGCAAAACTATTGGTGAATCCATACCGTCAGTTGCAGCTACAGCTTTAACTGGTGGAGCAGGGATGGGCGTCTCCGCAGCTTTCCCAAAGGTCGCAAACGCAATGTCTAAAATTGCAGTGGCAGCCAAGAATTCCCCTAAATTAATGAAAGCTCTTGGTTTGGCCGGAACAGTAGGGGCCGGGGCAACGGAAGGCGCAATAATCACAAGAGGCAGGGGTGGTAGTCCAACTTTGGGCGGTGCTGGTGGAGGCATTATGGCGGGTGTCATGGCGGCGATATCTCCAAAGCTTGGCCATTACGCAGACAATATCTATGCCAAAGTGACAGGGAAAGCGCCAAATGGGGCATTATTAACGCCAGATTTCAAACCGACTCAAGAACTTATTGACGGCATGGCCCAGGTAGGCGTTGGGCCAGGTGATTTTGACGACCAACTTGTCAAAAATATTGTTGGGGATCTCCTCCCTGGAAGCGATCCTAAACAGACAGCCAGACTATTAGAATTTAAAAACCTTGACCCCGACTTCCCGGTGACAAAGAGCAATATCACGGGCAAACAAGCGGACCAAATCGATGAACAGCGGATAGGCGGTTCGAAAGTTGCGGATGGGAGTTCTGAGGTTCGGGACGTTTGGAAAGCACAAGCCGAAACCGTTGAATCTAAATTGCGTGATGTTGGGAATAAGGCCGGTGACGCAAGCCTCATGGGAGAATCTACGAAGAGTGGCCTTGCGAAGAGGGAAGAGATATTATCAAAGCGAGAAGATAAGTTATATGGCATCTCTCGAAATAATATGGTTAATGTGAAGGGGCTTGAACTCGTTCCGTATGTTTCAGACTTTTCGCAAGTTTTGCCTTCCGAAGACATAATTGAGAATATGTCAATTTACGCTCCTGAGAAAGTCAAACAGATCCGGGCTTTGTTGGCAAAATATAAAGTAGACACTTCAAAGGAGGCCTTAGAAATTGCCAAATCAGCCGGGGTAAAAGATAAAAATATTAAACCGTTATCGCTTGATAATTTCGATACTTTTCGGAAAGCTCTTGGAAATACAATGGGTGGCGAAGATGGGAAATACGCCGCAGTGATAGCAAAGCCTATCATTAAACATTTGGACTCAGAAGTTGATAGGGTTATCAAAGCTCTGGAAGATGGCGGGATTGATGAGGCAACGAAACGCTTTTTGGACCCTCTAAAAGCAGCTCGTAAAACACACGCTCAAATTGCCACAGAATTTTCACCGCAATCAATAGCCGGTCGGTTAACTGATAGTAAATATGATAATTATACGAGCGTCATTGAAGCAAGCAAGGTTTACCAGTCCATCTTAGGAGGGAACCAGCCTAAAGAATACGCCGGGAGGGTTGTTGACAGTTTGCAAAAGGCGGGCCAACCAGGGAAGAAAGCAATGGGAAACTTGCAAGCCGCAGTAGTTCTTGATATAATTGATGCTGGGTTAAAATCGGAAACACGTAAGATTGATGGCCAAAAAATAATATCTTACACGAATGTTAAAAAGCGAATCGATGCAATTGGAGATGACCGATTGAAAACGATCTTTAGGAATAATCCGGATGGGTATAGGCAATTAAAGAAGATCTACAATGTGTCTTCTCAGCTCATACCTGATTCGGGAGCCATGCAGAAGGGTAGCGCCCAACAGAATTTTGATATAGCTCTGTCATGGTTAAGCAAATTTCCGGTTGTAGGCGAACCATTGTCAAAGATCGCCAAAGGTGCCCAGGTACTACACAAATTAGGCGGTGACAAAAAGGCCATTGATGAAATGCTTAAGGCACGGCCCGACATAAAGAAAACGGTCGGGGTATTAGAAAAAGCTGCCCCGAATTATCTAAGATCTCTTGGTGTCGCAGCAGCAATAGACGGGGAGGATGAATGAGAATAATCGAGGCGTTCAAACAGTTTTTTGACGATAATGGAGACCCTTTGGCCGGTGGGAAGCTTGAGTTTTTTGAAACTGGTTCTACGAGCACACATAAAGCCACATATTCCGATGCGGCCGAAACAGTACCAAACACCAACCCCGTCGTCCTTGATGCTGAAGGAAGGGCAGGAGACATATTCGGGACCGGATCTTATAGAGTTGTTTCGTATGAGGTAACCGGTGCAGGTGATGTGCAAATTGAAGTGTTTGACCCCGTTGGTGGGACGTTTGGGATAGGGGCGTTTGACGATTGGGACTCTGAAAAAATATATGATATCAGTAATCTCGTCACCGGGTCTGATGGTCAATATTATCGTTCGTTAATCGCCGCAAACGTTGACTATGACCCAACAACCTCTCCACCCCCGACTCCTCCTAAATGGGAACAAATATTCATCGAGGCCGCTACAAAGTTCAGATCGCTTGCGGTTGCGGACCTTGCGGACCCTTCAACGCCTTCAGTTTTAACCGCAGCCGAAACAACGAATACGGTCATAAGTAATTATAAGGCAACGGGGGCGGACCATGTGTTCACGATGCCAGCGGCACACATTAACGGTAACGTCATGTTTATGGTCGGTGACGAATTCCAGGTGGACATCGAGCCGGTATCAGGCGACAACTTTTATCTGAACGGTGCAGCAATGGCCGCAGACGAGCACATAGTCAATTCATCTGATACCATCGGAAGGTACATTGTCGGATTTTGCGCAAACATCAACGGGACTCTGAAATGGATGTTCGAATCCAAATACTATGAGTGGCAGGAGGCAACCCCTTGAACGTTGGTTTGACAGGTGGTTTAGCGCGAGTCACTTATTTCAACCTTGTGGCCTACATTGATTCATTCAACGAATCATTACGGTGCTATGGCTGGAACGGTAAAACGTGGGCGCAATATGGAACTGGCCTAACCGTTTCAGGCGTCGGATCGCCGTCTATTGTGCGCTTTGACAATTACGATATTGCCCTTATTGATTCTGATTTGTCGGCGATAAAAACGTTCCGGTTCAACGGCATGGCATGGGCCGCTGTTGGGAATTCGTTTGCCATTACCCCTTTGTCGGTTGGCGTTCCGAAAGTAGCCCGGCTGAACAATACCGATATTGCTCTTGTTGGTGATACCATCGACGAGTTGAGAACTTACAGGTGGTCGTCTCCCGATTGGTCATTGGTTGGTTCTGGTCTTGCGTTAACCGACATGGCGGACCCTTCAATGGATTCGTTGTCAGGCACAACGGTTGCGCTATATGATGCTTACCATGACACATTGTTGTCGTATTCGTTCAATGGGACAATATGGACCTCTGCCAGCGATCCTTTGACGGTAACGGCTTCATCACATTCTAATATGACCGCCCTCAATAGCACAACGATAGCCTTCATAGACATAGGGAACGAGGCATTAACAACCTACACTTTGAGCGGGTCAACGTGGTCATCTACAGGAACACCTTTGACTATATCGGGAGTAGACCATAATGTCGGCACATGCAGACTAAACAGCACAGACATAGCGTTAATTGACGGCGGGAACAAATCATTGAAAACATATAGATGGAGCGGGTCAACGTGGTCGACGGTTGGCATCGGTTTAACAATAACAGGCACAACGTATCAACCAGCATTAGCAACATTGTATTAATTAGGAGGTTTATTGTGAAGAAGGTTATTTTTATTTTATTGATCTCATTGGCGCTATACAGTGTATGCTATGCGGATAAAAAGCCATACACTTATGGGACGGCGGCAAACACAGCGCTCAGCGTCACACACACTGGCGGCCCGTACAACAGGACGTTGAAAGAGGTTCGGTTTCACCTTGCTTCGGCTCCAACGACATCGGAGAATTTTATCATATCGATCGAGTCAGGATTAGGATCGGAATATAATTGTGTTATCGTGTCGGAAGATATGCAGAGCGCGACTGATTTGTATTATGCGCCTGTTAACCCTATTGAGTTGACAGACCCAAACGACAAATTCAAATTCACCTACACGAACACGGATGTCATTATGTATGGCCTTGAGGTGCTTTATGAATAAGACAATCATAGCGGCACTTATCGTTTTATTGGTTGCTGGTTATTCATCCGCTGAATTAAGGGTCGACGGTGTTAATATGGAAGCCGGGACCGGGTCAACGGGTGGGGCGACGGCCTTTAATGATATCGGAGACCCAACGGCAAACGGAACAGTCAACATGACTGATAAAATACAAACATTTACCTTCGCTACCGGTTCAGCTCTTAGGTTCCAGGGTACGGATGCCGGTGACTATTGGGAATTCGTTTATAGTGCCGGGAACGTATTGCTAAGGCCAGTCGGGGGGGCGTTCGCACAGCTTGGAATATTTACGATAGAAAGCGATGATGTGGCATTGCAGACAACTTCAGGTGCTTCATCCGCAACCGTTATCCAGGCTGAAGATACAGACACGAGCACATATTCTCCATTGATAATGGCTGTTAACGGGGCCGATCCTTATGGAACTTTAGGAGGCCAGACGAATAATTGGCGTTGGTTTACAGACGGGACTCTCGAAACGACTGGAACAGCCATGATCGAAATCCCAAATAGCACAAGCGACATGGCTTTAACTGCAACAAAGAACTTGTCTCTTAATTACACTGATGACCAGATCAATTTACACATGGGTTCAACCGGCGAAGCACAAGGGGAAGTGGCGGTCAGCGTTCTTCAGCATATCAAAATGAGTTTTGACCCTAAGGCGGTATGTGACGGAGCGGTTGACAGACTGTTCATTATGACGGTTGGTGATGATGCCAAAGAAGGTATCCATATCACAGAATGGAAGGTATCGTTTGAGGCGGACCCAACAACCGAAGCGGATTTTGATTTGAAATATGCCGACGCTTTTATCGGAGTTGCGAATGCAACCGTTATCGATGCCCTTGACACTACAACAGGGGCAAGCACGGAAGATACAGACGCAAATATCAACTCAGGAAACGCCATAGCAAACGGCAAGGTGCTTTATCTTGAATTCGGTACGGCATACACAGAAACGACGCACCAGGTTATTTTCGAAATGTGGTATTACGCCGAGGAGGATTGATGATAGTTAAGCTATTTTGTTTTATGTTGCCTGTAATTTTGGCAATAATCGTGCCAAACTTGAGTGCTGAGTGGTTTTATTCAAGCCCTTCAACTACATCAAGCTGTGCTGTATACGACGGTGCCGACGCGTCTGGTTCAAGCGTGTATAGTTATGTTGGGCGGTATGACTCCGGTAGGTATGTCGGAGTACAATGTAATGAGAACGCTACCGTTTGTGAAGTTAGTTTTTGGCTATATTCTACGGATGGTGATGTTGACTCAAAAACCTATACCGCATACATTTATGAGTTGTCATCTAACACAATAACACCAGCTTCCCCTTTAGAAACGTCCCTTAATACTGTGGCGGGGACAACAATAACAAGCTCCGATACAAAATGCACTTTCCAATTTAACCCAACTTCGGTGACGTCTGGAAACCATTGTATAGTGATATCTACGGGCGAAACTGACGGGACTAATTTTTCGAAAATCAGGTATGTTACTCCTTCAGGGGATAGCGATTTTGGTTATTGGGGAGTGTGGAGCGATGTTGGAAGCAGAACGGCATCATATGTCGACAGAGACTTTTATTATGAGGTGTCAACGCAGTGACTAAACAATCCATTTTGATGTTATTACTGTTTGTTATTGCATCAACACAATGCTTTTGCGAGGTAATATTCCAATCAGGGTTCGAGGGGTATTCTGATATTGTTGAAGATGCAACTATATTGCAAGAATTTGATAGCACAACGGCTGGTCAAAGGTATCCAGCCTACGGAACAGTATTAAGTGATTATCCAATAGGGCCGTCTTCCGGTAAAACAAATGCTAATTCGTGGAATGGTCACGTTATGGGGGCAAACAGTAAGTTAAGGGTTGTCAATGATGTAAAACATTCTGGCGACTGTAGTATGGCTGTTTTATATGCTTATCCTTCGTCCGTGACACCAACAACCGGTATTGAAAAATATTTAGGTGCTGAAGGGTACGACGAGATATATATAAAATTTTATGTTAAACTTGATGATACATATAGGTTTGGCACAGACGGGACTTTAAATTACTGGAAGTGGATGAGAGTATGGTGTGGTACTGATTGGTCTACTTCTGGTGGCTATACTTTGTTCACGTCCGGGGCCAATGATGAATGGGGTAATAGCCAAACAAACGAGTATTGGTTCAATGACTTTATAATGACCCTACACGGTGAAGCCAGCGCAACAGACTTAGGGCGGTCCCGATTTTTTAGGGTGTATTTTAACAGGAACTCTGATAGCAATAACGCTCCTTGGCAGTTAATAGATGAGTCTGGGCTAACTAGACTTTCCGACAACAGTTTCAGGGTGCAATTGGACAGTACATCAACAGTGTGGACAGGAACACCAAGAATCAGAATACAAGTCAATGGTACACAAGCACAGGCCACAATTACGTCAATAACGAACAATGGGGGTGGTCAACATGACATAGTGATCAATTCAAATGCTATCACTTCTGAAACTTTGGCAGACTTAAGGGTTGAAACATCGACAGCAAATATATACGGCCCTATGAATACCGTTGGTGACTGGAAGCCAATAACGTTCGAAAACACACAAGTTACCGGGCAGCTATCAAAACACATAGGGTATACACAATCTGACGGGTATTTCTATGACGCTCAAACGTGGCATTCTATTGAAATACATTTGAAGTTAAATACAGAAACCGTAACGGCAGCATGCCAAAATTGCATATCTTCCGACTGTTCGTCTGTATGTAGCAATAATGGAGTATTTGAGGTGTGGGTGGACGGCGATAAAGCTCCAGACCCTAAACGGTATGTTGGCGCAGGAGATATACGGAACATTGGCGCTCCGTGGATCAATGGAGAAAGAGTCGGCGGGGGCAGCGCAGCAAAAATAAATTTTATACGTTTGTTTGATAATTCGGCTGGTATGGTTACTGGATGGGAAGATCAAAAGGTTTTTTATGTTGATGACGTTGTGATATCAACAACCAGAGTGACAGACGAAACACCACAGACAGCAACTTCCAACCGAGTAGGAGCCGGAACCGCGAACCGGCTCCAATCAGGAACCTCAATAACAATAGGAGCAGAATGATATGGAAGAAGTCGACATTGTGAAAATCATTGGTGCAATTGCGACACTTTACCCTCTTTTGTTGTACGTTCTCCCACCGAAATGGGCGCAAACGCTTCACCCTATAGGTAAAATTCTTAATGCAATAGCCAACACGCCAGGGGGGTTAAGGTACAAATGATTGATAAAACGTGGTTTGACATTGTTGTAATGGGGCTTGGTGGTGTCGGTATCTTTGCCGTTTTGAGATCAAAGGTCGACACTCACCACAAGGTTCTTTTTGGCGATCATGGAGAGCTAATGTTCACGACCAAGGGCGATTGCAAGGACAAACACGCAGAAGATTTGGCGCACTTGTGCCGTAAAATCACCGCGCTTGAGACCCAGATATCAGTTTACCAGACCGCAGTTAACGCCAACACAGAGATGATGTCAAAGATCTTGAATAGGATCATGGAGACGAACGGGAATAGGGCCTATGATCCTAAACAATAGTGCGCGACATGGTTTATTTATCGCCCCAATAATAGGCATCTTGGTGATGAATGGCAAAACATAAATGGCCTTAACTTTGTAATTTGGAAGCTATACCATACTTTCCCATGCACAAAATGGGCGCAATCGCTTGAGCAAATGCCTTTTTGTATTGGGCAATATTTAGATAGCATTGTTTGTGTTTCTTTTTCTAAATTTGCTTTTGATGCTTCAATAATCCTTGTTCTTTCCCGATCACACATTTTATCTGCTTCGGTTTTATCTCTTTTCTTCCAGAATTTCCACATACAATACTCCTACAATATTAGTTAATTATCGCCGTTCCTCTTAAATATATCTTTCTGTTCGGCGTTCCATTCAATCAATAATTGTATTGCGAAAAAGGGGATTAATAAAATTACAATAGGCCATAGCACCATGCATAAAAAATATAGAAAATCCGTTGCTTCTTTTCCTGGGGCCTTATACATCAACATGGCAATGTACAGGCCAACCAAAAAATATAAAGGCACCAACAAATAACCATTAATCAACATATTAATTCCCCTTTAGCCCTTTTACATTTAGAGCACTTCTTGTTTTCGTCGATCGGTTCAAAGAAAATTTTACAATATCCTTTATCATTTAAATACCGGCATTTCCTATTCAATTCGTTGTAGCAATACTCTCCATCTGGCACGATGATTTTAACGGTCATAAACATTTTGTCTCTCCTTTCTATGAATTACTTGTCTGGATCACTCAAATCTTCAAAATTATCGTATTCGTTCAGAACACTTGTTGTATCCCGGTATCCAACAAGTTTTTGAAGCTTTGCATACGCTAACCGCCAAGTTTGGTAAGCGTAAAAACCGCAACCATATTTATGGTCGACTTCAAACATTTCTAACGCAGCCTTGACAATTTTATCGTTGTTCACCTTGCTAACGATCCACTCCAAAATTTCACGTTGCCTATCCAAAAGGGGGTCTCCTCTCATTGCTCCCATAGCGAATACGAGATCCGTTTCCATATCGTCATCTCCACATGAAAGTGAAAGGCTACCGTCTCTGTCTTCATTTATTTCAATGATAATTTTATCTATATCATTCATGTTTTTATCCACCCAAATTCCTTGTTGATATAGTTTATGACAGCAGTATTCAGTGTCGCGGCGATGCAAGTTCCGGCAACGTGACATCGAAACCGCATTCTTTGGTCTTTTATCGAAAGATTAAAATAGCCACATTGCCCGCACTCTTCACCGATCCTAAGCGCATGCACTATTTGCTCAAAACGCCCATCGTCTATTTCGCATAGTCTTGAAATAAGAGAATTTATTTTAGTTGGTTTATTTATATAATAATCTTCAATTACAAGTAAATTGTAATCTCCACGAACCTTCATTGAATCCATTGTAACTTTACCAACGAAATCGCCAGGCCATTTTTTGCCTATATCAAATATTAACATCCCATAACCGCTACCGGTTAACTCAGCATTACTACACACTTCTTTTATTTGTGCAATTACTTTTTCACGGTTGAAATCTTTGTAATTCCAATTTAATTCATCGAATATGAAAATTTCGTAACATTCACCCATTATCATGTATCCTCCGTACTCTATCTATATCAACGCTATGTTTCGGTATAAGCCCCTCAGCAACCATACGTTCTATAATTCTTGGATCGTATGTATATAAAAATGGATTGTCCCTGTAGTATTTATATTCCAAGCTATGTGTACCATAGTCGCTATTATAACGGTAATGTTTGTCGCTGAACCGTATCAAAAAATCTTGCGACTGAGCGTAATATACTTCATCCGTTAATGGCGTTTCACCTATTGGACTATATGCTTGACCTCCGCCCCATAAGTTAAGGATTGGTTTCCCATCGAGCTCCCTGTGTTCAACATAAAGTTCCTCTCCCTCAAGATCAAGTTCGCCTATTCGAATAGGATAATCAGTTGGATAATCCCACAGAACATCTATTAAATCACCAACGGTTTTTATAGTGTGCCTCATGTTATTCTCCAAAATATTCGTTAAATCTACTCGTTAAACCCAGACCAGAAGCATATTCATCCTCCCTCTTCATCTTCGGGTCAAAATAATTAGACAATTTCTGCATTGATGATTGAACGTTTTCCAGCGCCTCCCTTCTCTCTTTGTCCTTAATGTGGATAATGATATCGTTCAAGATTCCTATAACATATGAGCAATATTCACAAACCGATATCGGCTTGTCGTTATCAACGAAGATGAACCCTTCATATATCTTCTGGATATCTTTTTCGCTGATGTTGACATGCCGGTACAGATCCAGCGCTTTTGACGAGCGCTTTGTTATGGATTCTACAACCTGGTTGACGCTATAAGGCCGGTTCTTGTAACATTTATCCAAGAATAACTTTGTGGCGTTTGCGATGGCCAGGGCCGAAATAACTTTTTTTGATGGTTGCATGTTTGCTCCTAACAACTCGTTACGAACTTTTCAGATATCCAGCTATCTGTTCAATATCAAAAGGAGGTGTCTCCGTATGCTCATGGTAAAATAAGAACGCTCTTAAAACGAGTTCTTCAGCCTGCTTTATAACTTCCGTTGTTGGCCGCTTGTTCCAAGTAGTCAACGTCCAAGATGGATTACCATCTAACTTAGCTATAAACGCGAACTCTTTTCTGCCTTTGGCATAGCCATTAGGCCTTTCAACAACATCAAATTTTATTTTTCTTTGTGCCATTTAAGACCCCCATCCGGACACAATAAGATATACCCCTATCGTTATAGCTGAAACGGTTAATGTGGTTAGTGCTAATATATATAAAGTCATTGGCCCACCACAAGTCAAAATTGTATCGACAGTAAACACAATACATGGGATTAAAACTAATATAACTCCTATTATTTTCTTAACGTTTAGCATAACATATTCCTTTTTTGTTACCCCACTAATAGCGATTGGCCTTTTACTATTAGTGGGGTATGAGCTTTTCACCGCCGGAAGCTGATGTCAACCGGCTACTTTCGATGTTTGCAACCCACATTACAAATATAATTGGGTCATGTTCATTACATGGCGTACCTCCTTTATATTTTTTCTAAATCTTCTGGTTTCAGACCAAAAACAAAATTGTCAATTGTATCTACAGCTACTGTCCCGTCTTCATAATATGCAAACAAAATACACCTTTTACCTGTTTTTTTAATTCTGTATTCGAACCAAGGTTTTAATTTATGTGCAACCTGTTTAACTAAATCAGGTTTATCTTTGAGCCATTCTTCAAATTGATGTTCCATTACAACCCCTTTTAAACATTAATTAATAATACTTATATTATCGAGTTTTATAATTTTCTGAACTTATTAAGACAAGCTGGACAATATATCATCTCTATGTCATAGGCGTAATCTTCTAAACAATACCCAACAAGTTTCCCGCAACTTTCGCACGGTGCTTGATGGACAATATTTGGGTATTTGCATGAGCATGAGTGAACTACGCCAAGTGTAGACCGCATAAAATGTTTTCCGCATGTTAAACACATGTCGGGCTCATATCCATTGTCTAAAAAATCTCTATTGGTCATTCTATTAATCCAAACTCGTCAAAAATGTTAGTCTCAGCATGCGACCAGCAAAAAACACAGAATTTTCTATTGCCTTCTTTTTTTTCGTACTTTCCGCACCTTTCGCACATGGGCCTTGGATCACGTTTCTTCTTTGGCCCCTTCCTGTTGATTACACCAAGTTCCGCCATGACTTTATACTCGGTTATTCCAAGAGCCTTGGCAATCTTGGCGTATGACATCTTTTGTACCAACAATTCTTGGATTTTTTCAATCAACGCCATAATCCTTGTCATATAGACCGTTAATCCATGCTCTAACGATAGCCCTTGTAGATAGTGGGGCTTTCTTCTCCGCCAAAAAATTATCAAGCTCGTCTGCTAATTTTTTTAATGGCTCCCTGTTAGTTTTTTTAAATTTTGTTAATTCTTGTTTCGTCACATTTTGGTGCCTCCTAATATTTGATATGGAAATTTTCGATTTAATGTTGAAACCATCATACTTTTTTTTTCGTGTATGTCAAGAAAAATCTTGCAAAAAAAATAAAACAGGGTAAAATCATGGAAAATCAAATGGGAGGAGGTGAAAGTTTGAACGATAAATTATGGAAGATAAAAGAGTTGGCGGATTATCTAATGGTGTCTGAAAAATGGGTTGAAAACAAGATCCATGACGGCAAAATAACGGCGATCCATCTTGACGGTATCAGGAGGATTGCCCAGGATGAAGTTGACAGGATATCAAAAAACGGTTTTTTGAAAGGATAAATAAATGGATATGAAGAAGTTAAAATTTTTATATATCACTGATAGATTTGGGAATACAGAGAGGTTGCCTATTACGAAAGTGACTGACAAATCATTTATGGTAGGATCAACAAGAGTCCCTATCAAAGAGTTACAAGAAAAAGGTGAATGGTATCATGCAAAGCATGGTAGGTGGACTGTGGGCGCAATGTATTATTTACCAACAAAAGAACTTGAAGCAAAATTTAAAATGCAATGCAAATTTTCATATGTAAAACAATTTTTAAACAAATTTGGGCCTAAGGAATTATACGAAAACCACAAAGACATATTCGAATTAATTTTAACCAAAATAAACAAAGGATAACAAAATGATACTTGAAAATTTACAGTTTGTTTATACGGTCGATCGGTATGATTATGTACGGAAATTGCCAGTCAAGAAAGTTACTGAAAAATCGGTGATTGTCGGATTAGATAGGATACCAAAAAAGGAGCTTGAAAAAGGGTCATGGTTAAAAAAATCAACCGATAATATGCAGGATGGTAGGATTTATTATTTACCGAATTCAATACTTGCAAAGAAGTTTAAGGCACAATGCCAATTCGAATATATTCAAATGTTTATAAATAGATGTGAAGCCAAAAAACTGTATGAGCAGCATCCTGATATATATCGATTAATTTTATCCAAACTACCGAAAGGAGAGCAAGATGGAAGATAAGTGGGCAACGATGGACAATGACAAATTGATGATGTTGGCGGCGCTTGAAACATTGCACGGAGATAAGGATTGTTGCTGGACATGCACCAGATCAAATAGGAATTGCATCCATCGTGTCAAAAATAGGATGCATATTCTGTGCAATGTCCATTGTGCTTGGCCGGAAGTTGGTTTTGGCCACGGATGTCAAGATTTTTTTAGGAGGTTTCGAAATGATTAAACAATATGGAGACGGTGTAATTTTTAATAATGGGACTCAGTTCGGGGATGAGACTCAGTTCGGGAATGGGACTCAGTTCGGGAATCGGACTCGGTTCGGGAATGAGGCTTGGTTCGGGAATGATTGCTCATTTGAAAGGCTTAAATTTAATAAACAAGAACGTCAATATTATATTAGGATTGACAATATAGGATCAAGATGTGGTGAAACATACTTTTTTAATTCAATAAACGGAATTTATGTAAGATCGGGATGTTTTTTTGGGAGTGAAAATGATTTTCTGGAGCAAGTAAAAAAACACACTGCAACAATATCCACTCAATAGAATACATTACCGCTCTTGATTATGTTAAGAATATTTTTAAAAAAAGGATGGATGCTTACAATGAATGATTTCTTATTATCCCTGTTTGGCGGGTGTGTAATGCTCGTCATTTTCTTTTTATTCCTCAATGTTATAAACATTTTATTCCAAGGTTATTCACAATGATTAAAATAATCCAATGGGTTGGTAGCATTGTTGCTGCATATGTGTCTTGCTCAATTGGGAACAACATTTTCTATGTTTTGGCACATGCGGCGTTAGGGTGGTTATATTGCATCTATTTTTTATGCAAACATTAAATCGTATTCGAGCCGTCAAGTATTACTTGATAACTGAAAAATGGAGATGAAAAATGAAAGAGTGCACTTGTACATTTGCGCAAAAAATGAACGGTGATGGCTGTTCAGTTTGCAACCCTCAATATTACATAGAAATTTTAAAAGAAAGAATCGTTGAATTAGAGGCAGACATAGAAAGAATTCGCCAAATAGTTGAAGATGAAGACGGTGATGGCACCGATGTGAACAACTTCTTTTATTGGAGAGATAGAATATGATCGCTATTAAAACAATAACGTAAGGGGAATATGAGTTTAAAAATTTGGTACATCATGAGACTGGAAAGAATGTTTACATTGCTCGGCCAGAAACGGATGATACAGCCATGTGAAATTAGTCTTTTTTGTTGATAGTGTGTTATTTGTTTTGTACACTACCAACAACAATCTTAATAGGAGACAAAATGGACTTAAAAAAACTTAGAGAAGATTTAAATTTATCACAGGCGCATGTTGCAAAAATTCTAGGAGTGCATATCAACACTTATACAACGTGGGAGCGGTCGTGCGGGAAACCTTCCCAAAAAAATCTTGAAAAACTCAAGAACCTTTTTGGGATAAAATAAACGGAGGCCCGAATAATGCAAAAAAGCTTTTTACTTTATTTGGACCACATGGAATTATTTTCAGAGTTGGAAGATGACGACGCAGGGAGATTAATAAAGATTATTTTCAAATTTATCAATGATGGTGAACAGCCAAACATTGAAAGCCAGATTGTAAAAATGGCGTTTATAGCCATAAAAGGCGACCTTTTAAGGAACATTGAAAAATACAAATCTGTGTGTAACCGCAACAAAAACAATGGTTTAAAAGGAGGTAGACCATTAAAAAACCCAGTGGGTTATTCTGAAACCCAAAATAACCAAGCGGTTATTTCAGAAACCCAAGAAAAAAGTGGGTTATTCGAAAAACCCAAAAAACCCTATAATGATAATGACAATGATAATGATCTTGATAATGAAGATGTTTTAAAAGAAAAGAAATTATTGTGTCGCCAATCTCCACAAAAAAAGAAATTCGTTAAACCCACGTTTGATGAGTTGGCGGCATATTGCATTGAGAGACAAAACAATATTAACCTTCAAAGCTTTCTTGATTTTTATGAGTCGAAAGGATGGGTAGTGGGAAAATCGGCCATGAAAGATTGGAAAGCGGCGGTCAGGACATGGGAGAGGAACGGTTATAATGGGCAACAAAAAAAACAAGGACTTCCAAAAACTTTCGGAGATAAATCCTATTACGGTAACAGCACAGAAACCAATGAATTGTTCTAAGCATGGCGAATATGAAGCAACAATCCATTTCGTTCTTGGGCGACGAATGGTGTCAGAATGTCCAGATTGCATTTTAGAAGCAGACAAGGTGATGGATGTCAAGGCACCTTTGCTTTCAAAGCGACGTGAAGACATGCGGTTTGACACGTACAGGATTGAAGGCTATGACCAACAGCAGGTTTTTGACAGATGCCGTAAATTCGCGGTGAATTTCAAAAAGGTTTTAGAGCTTGGGTCTAGCATGATTTTTACCGGCAACCCAGGCACAGGGAAAACGCACCTTGCGACGGCTATCTTTATCGATCTCTATGATCGTGGGTTTGGAGTCGGGTATTATATGTTTTATGAGCTTATGTTCAGGATAAAGGCGACATATGGCCGGGGCGCCAGTGAGACAGAAGACGGAATAATCAAGAGGCTATCGGACTATGATTTGTTGATTCTGGATGAAGTCGGTGTGAAAAGCCTTTCAGAAACAGAGGTGGCCTTGGCATATCAGATCATCAACAAGCGCTATGAAGCCATGAAACCGACGATCTTGGTTACAAACTTGAGTATTAAAGATCTTGAGGAGGCACTTGGAACCAGAACCATTGACCGGTTTTATGAAAATCATGGGGCGGTTTTGGTGTTTGGATGGGGATCAATGAGGAGGTCTACAACAAAATGAGAATTTTCTTTCTCTTGGATGCGAATGGTGTGGCAACGTTTGGAGATCATTGTTGGGCCTATAGTGAGGTATGGGTTAAATTTTATGACGGCCAGAAATGGCTATTATGTGTCTTAAAACAGAAAGGACAAAAAAATGGAAACTATGGAAAAATGGAACGCAGTGTCGAAACCGCCAAAAGAAGCTCTGAAAACTATAGGGGCGGGTCGTTTAAAGGGGATGTCTGATATAAAGCCAATGTGGCGTATCAAGAAGATGACTGAAGTTTATGGCCTTTGCGGGATAGGGTGGAAATTTGAGGTTGTCAACAAATTTACAGTCGAAGTTGGCGAAGAGTGGATAGCCTTTGCCGATGTTAATTTATACGTAAAAATAAACGGCGAATGGAGTGACCCGATACCGGGAAACGGTGGGTCAAAGATGAGGACGGTAGAGAGCAAGGGCGCTCATGTTTCGGATGAGTGTTATAAAATGGCGACAACAGACGCACTTTCAACAGCCATGAAAATGATTGGAGTTGGGGCTGATGTTTATATGGGCCTTTGGGATGGGTCACAATATTTGACGATAGATCCAGAACCATCTACCGAAACAATAGACGAGTCTCAAGAAGCTGAAATTGTGACGTTAATGGAAGATGTATCGGCGAATAAAGTACAATTTTATAAATACTTTAGGATTGGTTCGATAAGCCAATTGTTGTTGTCAGACTACCAAAAAGCTATTGACATGTTGCAAAAAAAGAAGGCGGCGAAATGATGACAACATATAACTTTCCTCAGTATAGTGATGAATGGTGGGAAATCAGGCGTGGCAGGTTGACGGCATCAAAGTTTAAAGACGTATGCTCTCCAACCGGGAAAATATCCTCTTCTTTGGATTCTATTGCGTATGGTTTGGCGTGTGAGTTAATAATAAAAGAAAAAGAGACAGAGACATTCACAACGTATTGGATGACTCGTGGGCTTGAACTCGAACCAAAGGCAAAGGAATATTATGCGTTCATGCATGATTGTGAGATTGAAGATGTCGGTTTCATTACAAAAGTTAATGACGGTTTTTTGGGATGTTCTCCTGATGGGATTATTGATGGTAAATACGGCCTTGAGATAAAATGTCCTTCACCTTCTAAGCATTTGGAATATTTAACAAAAGGAGTGTTGCCAACCGAGTATAGGCCACAGGTGTATGGGAGCCTTTTTGTTGCTGATGAATTAGAAAAGTGGGTGTTTATGTCGTACCATCCAGACATGGAACCACTTGTTATCGATGTTACAAGAGATTTTGCATATCAACAATATATCGACAAATTCACGTTTGCGGTAGAGGATCTTGAAAACAGGACTAAGGCAATTATTAAGGCCTATCAAAAACTTAAAGAATGCTGTTAAAAACT